GAGATATATCGCAGAAATGGAGATGTTGCTGCAATGACATTTGAACAGATCGCCGAAGTGTTGGCGAGTACGGGATATCCTACAGTTTATCTGGCATGGCGGCAGGGACATGTTCCGCCGCTTCCATATATCTGCTGGTATCTCCCTTCAATGACCGCTGAAACGGCAGACAATACACATCACGCACAGATCTATCAGCTCAATGTCGAGCTGTACACGAAAAATAAACAATTCGATGCCGAATCCAAAATTGAACAGGCTCTGTTAGATGCAGGGCTTGTTTTTACTAAGGAAGAGACATTTTTAAACGATGAAAACATGTACGAAGTACTGTTTATGAGCGAGGTAATAATCAATGGGTAGAGTGAGATACGGTTTTTCCAAACTGTACTATGCAGTCGCAACAGAAGGTGCAGGCGGTGCTCTTACATACGAAACACCGACAGCGATTCCAGGAGCCAAGTCTCTCAGCATGAGTCCAGCGGGATCTTCATTCACCGAGAATGCAGACAATGTTGCATGGTATTCCGGCAACACAAACGATGGCTATACAGGTGATCTGGTATTTGAAGACACAGCTGCTGCTGATGCCTTCATGACAGAAGTACTGGGAAGAACAAAGAATGCAACTTCCGGACTGGTAGTCGAAAAGGCTACCGATCAGCCGGTTGAATTCGCACTGCTCGGCCAGTTTGAACTGGCAGGCGGAACAGAAGTCGGTAAGCGCGTATGTTTCTACAGATGCGTAGCTTCAAGGCCGAATGTCGAAGGCGCGACAACAGAAAACGGCAGTGTAACAATTGCCACCAATACTCTCAGCATCACAGCAATGCCGAGAATCAATGACACAGCGGTCAAGGCTGATGCAGTCAGCACCGATACCGCTTATGCGAGCTGGTACTCAGCAGTTCCTGAAGCGGCTTAATTAATCCAAGGGGGGAGAAATGATCAAAACAGTAACGATTGCCGGAAAGCCTGTCGACCTGAAGGCGACAGGTTCAACGCTCATCAAATACAGGAATCAGTTCGGACGTGATCTGATTAACGATTTCCAAGCTGTACAGACGGCTTTTGAGACGGAAGGAGCGATCAATGGAGAAACATTCGATATTGTCGCCAAACTGACGTATACGATGGCAAAGCAGGCTGATAAAACCATCACAGCATCTCTCGAAGATTGGCTGGATGAGTTTGATTATTTCCCCATATCTGAATTTGCTGCAGACGTGATTATGCTGTGGGCTTCCAGTCTGCAGACACAGTCTGATCTGAAAGTAAAAAACGTGTAAGGCCGTCGGCTCGCAAAGAGTCTACGGCCTTGTTCTTATTGAGATGCATTCAATTAGGTCTGTCTATGGATGATCTGGATAAGCTGACCATGGGCATGATCTACGACATAATGATCGAAAGATCAAACGATGAATATGAGTGGCCTGAAGAGGCAACGCTCGAAGATATTATGAAATTCTAGAGAGGGCAGTATGGCGAGCAACCGTATTAAAGGCTTAACAATTGAGATCGGTGGCGATACTACCAAACTGAGCGATTCGCTTAAGGGAGTAGATAAATCGCTCCGTGATACACAGTCCCAGCTGAGGGACGTGAACAAACTGCTGAAATTGGATCCGAAGAATACAGATCTGTTAAAGCAGAAACAGGAACTGTTAACTAAACAGGTCGAGGATACAAAGAAACGTCTCGAAGAGCTGAAGAAAGCTCAGGACACAATGGATCAGAACGGAGTTGATAAGAACTCCGATCAGTACAAAGCACTCCAGAGAGAGATCATCGAAACAAAGCAGAATCTGGATAAAGCCAAAGATGCAGCCAAGGACTTCGGTTCTGTTCTCGGTCAGCAGCTTCAGGAAGCAGGCAAGTCAGTCAAAGAAACCGGCGACAAGATCAAAGGCTTCGGCGATTCAATGACCAAGAACGTGACAGCTCCGATCGTAGGAGTCGGCGCGGCTGCCATGGCCGGATGGGCACAGATCGATGAAGGTCTGGACATTGTAACCAAGAAGACCGGAGCTACAGGCGATGCCATGACAGAGTTTGAAGGCATCGTCAAAAACATCGGCAAGACGATCCCGACATCATTTGCCACAGCGGGCGAAGCTGTCGGCGAAGTAAATACCCGCTTCGGTGTTACCGGACAGGAACTGGAAGATCTGTCGACACTGTTCATCAAGTTTGCCGATATCAATGATACGGATGTAACGTCATCGGTTGATTCAGTTCAGAAAGTCTTGGCAGCGTACAATCTCGAAGCCAAAGATACAGGCAATGTTCTGGATGTCTTAACCAAGGTATCCCAGAACACCGGCATCAGCATCGGAACGCTTGAATCAGGATTGCTGAACAACTCTGCAGCATTCCAGGAAATGGGCCTGTCTGTTGAACAGGCGGCTGATTTCATGGGACAGGTTGAAATGTCCGGTGCAGATGTCAGTTCTGTCATGAGCGGTTTATCCAAAGCTCTGAAGAATTCTGCAAAAGATGGCAAAGATATGGGCACGGCCCTGTCTGAGTTACAGGAATCCATCAAGAACGGAACAGGCGCCACGGATGGCCTTACAGCTGCGTATGATCTGTTTGGCAAAGCGGGCGATAAAATCTACGGAGCAATTCAGAACGGCTCTCTGGACTTCCAGAATCTCGGTCAGAGCGCACTTGACGCAGGCGGTACAGTCGAAGGAACGTTCGATGGCCTGCAAGATCCTGTCGACAAGTTCCAAGTGGTAATGAATCAGCTAAGTGAACTGGGATATGAAATTGCCAATGCACTTATGCCAAGCATTCAGACGGCAATTGAGACGGTGATTCCGATTATCCAGTCGGTCACTGATTCATGGAACAGTTTGTCTGAAGGCCAGCAGGGATTCATCATCAAAGCGGCACTGGTGGTTGCTGCGGTTGGTCCTGTGTTGTCTGCAATCGGCTCTGTGATCTCCATTGTAGGCGGTTGTATTTCCGCTGTGGGCAGTCTTTCCGGAGTGCTTGGCGGGTTATCAATGACGGTTGTCGGACCTGTTGCGGCTGCCATTGCGGCGGCGATCGCGGTCGGTGTTCTGCTGTGGAAGAACTGGGACACTGTCAAACAGAAAGCACAGGAACTTTGGGATAAGATTTCCGAAGTCTTCACAAACATCAAAGAGACAATCGGCGAGAAGATCGAAGGTGCAAAGGAAAAAGTCAGATCTGCGATCGAAGCGATCAAGGGCTTCTTTAACTTTAAGTTTGAATGGCCGAAGTTGAAGATGCCTCATTTCACATTCAGCGGAACAATGAATCCTCTGAAATGGGCGACGGAAGGAGTTCCGAAGATTGGAGTTGAGTGGTACAAAAAAGCGATGAAAGATGCATATGTACTGGATGGAGCGACAATCTTCGGAGCTAACAACGGTCAGCTGCTGGGCGGTGGTGAAGCAGGTAAAGAGGTTATTTTGGGATTGGATAAACTCAAAGAATACGCAGGCTCAACAGTTGTCAATGTCGAGATGACTGTCAATGCTGCACCTGGCCAGTCAGCGGAAGAGATTGCGCGTGAAGTATCCGATCGTATTCAGAGAGAAGTACTGAGAAAGAGGGCAGTGTGGGCATGACGAGAAACAATTTGATTTTCGGCGGTGTTGATACTGCCGATTATGGTGTATGGATCACAGGCGAAGGAACCTTCGCCGCACCGGAGAGAGACGTTGAGGTTGTATCTGTGCCGGGCAGAAACGGCGATCTCATCGTTGATAACGGCAGATGGAAGAATATCAAAGTCACATATCCGGCATTCATTCCGAATGCGTTTGATGATCTGATCGGGCCGTTCAGATCTGCGATCTGCAAAAAGCGCGGATACCAGAGACTGGAAGACACATACCATCCCGATGAGTTCAGAATGGCGGCATTCTCATCTGGGCTGACTCCGAAGATCAGCGGATCATTCAACCGCACCGGCGACTTTGATATTACATTCAACTGCAAACCGCAGAGATTCCTGAAGAGTGGGGAAGATCCGATTCAGCTGATGCCGCCGATTGTCGGTAACTCGCTTCTCATGACAGATTTCATTCCGGCAGTGTCGGATCTGAAGGTAACTGTCAGCTTCGATCAGTCTTCAACGCTGAATCTGACAGTGCGCAAGTACGATGCAAACGGCACACAGCTGTCAACTGAAGTGCTGACAGTCAACAGCGGAGAAGAGAATACATTTACTTATACAAGCGATGTTAAATACTGGCGCGTATTGGTTCCAGAAGTATCCGGAGACAACACTTCGGTTCGGATCAGAACAACAACTTCACACGGCAATGATACATTCAGTATGGATGCCGTCATGGCGAGAAATATCACTATTCAGAATCCGACAGGATATCCGACGAAGCCACTGTTTGAGTGCTATTCGTGGGCACTGCCTTCAGTTTATCTGAGAAATAAAGTTGATGGAGTTATTCAGGATACATATGATTTCAACAGTCTCAATCTCGGACTGTCATCGAATCATTTCTGGCTTGATTGTGATGTTCAGTACATGTATGACGAAGATCATAACAATCTGACTGACAAGCTGAATCTGACCACTGCAGAAAGCAGAATCAGAGAAGGCATGGTCTTCCCAAGGCTCGGCGAAGAAGAGATCATGATTCAGATGTACAGAACTGATTTGGCTGATATCAGCCATGGTTGTGGTCTGGTCAACATTTACCCATATTGGTGGAAGCTATGATTCCAAGATTATATGAAAAAACAGAGACTGCATTCAGCTCATACGGAATATGTCCGCTGACTGATGCAGTCTCTTGCTTGGCTACCGAAGAAAGAAATGGCGAGTTCACTCTCGAAATGAGATATCCGAGAGACGGCAGATGGGCGAATGAGATCGCTGTAGATCGTCAAATACTCGCAGATCCGAAGGAAGGAGCGAGCCAGGCAGAACCGTTCCGCATTACATCTGTTGATTTCGACATGAACGAGGACATGCTGATCTCTGCAGAGCAGATCGGTTATCAGCTGAATCATGTCATTGTTGGAGCGTTCTCCGGCTATACAAGGTATCCGCTGAAGATGTGGCAGACAGCTACAGATTCGGCGAACCTGTTAACAGTCAATCCTTTTACGTTTCAGACAGATATATCAGATGACAACGGAACGGTCAGACATTACGGTTTTGATACTCCGGTGACTCTGAAATCGGTCATAGGCGGCAAGGAAGGCAGCATCATCGATCTGTTCGGCGGTGAACTCGAATGGAACAGATACAACGTGATTTTGCACTCAGCTCGGGGAGCGGATCGCGGTGTAAAGATTGCGTACACAAAGAATCTGACAGGACTGACATATAACATTGATATGTCTTCTGTGTGCAGTGGAGCTGTGGCTTACTACAAGGACACAGATAACTATGTACAAGGGACTGTTCAGACAGTCACGAACAGTTATTCATATAACAGGATCGCTGTACTGGATGCATCGGGAGAATTCTCTAATGCGGTTCCAAGCCAATCAGATCTGAATACTTTTGCATCTAACTGGTTAGCTACAAACGCAAAGGAACCGGCGATCAGCGTTGAGGTTGAGTTTGTTCCTTTGGGCCAGACGGATGAATACAGTGATTTGAAAGAACTTGAGCACGTCAGCCTGTGTGATATTGTTACTGTCCAATATCCGCCGCTGAATCTCAATCTCAAAGCAAAAGTGGTCAAAACAGTCTATGACGTGCTGAAAGACAGATATAAAGAGATTACAATCTCAACGATCAGATCGTCACTGGCTGACACAATATATCAATTAATGAGGTGATAGCATGAGCATTACACGACATTTCAAATTAGGACTGAATGCCGGAGCATCACTTCCTCTGCTGATCCATGCAAACCAGTACGATCGCGGAGAAGAGTGGGCATTCACTTTGTACAATCAGGACGGTTCTAAATATATTCCGTCATCCGGCGCGATTATCGGCATTAAATCTGATAAGCTGGGCATATCTCTGCCTGGACGTGTTGAAGGTGACGAAGTAATTATTACCGAGTCACAGCAGATGACTGCTGCGGCCGGCAAAGCTGTGTTTGAGTTACTGATCGATGGTGAGACACACGGAACGGCGAATTTTGTTGTGCTTGTCGAACCGCGTCCGGGCGATGGCGCTGTGGTCAGTGCATCCGATTATTCGCTCTTCCAGGAAGCAATAAACTCAATCACTATTGCAGGCTCTGGAGCACCTGCGGTTGCTACTCTTGCATCACAGATGACTGACGAAGGAAAAGTCTACCTGTACGCAGGTTCTGAGACTGGTTATACAAAAGGTGACTGGTATTACTACAACGGCTCAGCGTGGACGGATGGTGGCAAGTACGGCGGAACGGTTGATTCCACTCTGACAATCTCTGGAGCAGCTGCCGATGCAAAGAAAACCGGAGATGAGATTAGTGAGTTAAAGAGCCAAATAAGCACCAAGACAGGACTGTCGGAAGAAGTGAAACAGACAAGTCTTGCACTGTTCAGAGCGGTGGCTTATACCATTGAAAATGGTCAATCCTTATACGATGCTTACTATAACGCATTATATCCGCCTGCAAATCTGACGAGTATCACAGCGGTATTTAATCAAGGGCTGAATGTTATTTATGACACAGATTCGCTTGATGATTTAAAGCAGTATTTGACTGTTACTGCTCATTACGATGACTCTTCAACGGCAACAATTACCAATTATGTTTTAAGTGGAACGCTTGCCGAAGGTACAAGCACAATCACTGTCACATACGGTGGAAAGACTGCAACATTCACCGTTATTGTTGAACATTATACGGTTCATTATGATGGCTTATATACTCCGCAGACTGTAATTACTGGTGAGTATATCGACGAAAATGGAGAGATTACAGCCGCATCCGAAAGCAGTGGATACTTTGAAGAGTATCTCCCTGTTGAAAACGGTGGATATATAGACGTTAAATATACATCGGACGATGTTGACTACAACCGCAATTTCAGAGTTTCTATATATGATTCATCCAAGAATTTTGTAAGACAGATTCAAACAAGAAATCAAGGTGAAATGTTTTTCCACCTTGAAAATGATGAATCATATTTCAGACTTGGTTATTATTCAGTTGGTGGAAATCCTCAGTTTTATCTTTACGATGCCGAAGCAATGCCTATGGAAATTGGAGATGTGAGTGCATCAGATGGCAGTGAATCCGAACAGCCTAAGCGTATCCGCAGTGACTTCATTCCAGTTGGAGCAAATCCTGTTGCACAGGGCTGTCCATTTTATACATCATGGCCTAATAACTATGTTTACGCATGGAGATGTTTTGATGAAAACAAAGGCTACTTAGAAAATGTATCTGTGCTTAACACCACTAATCCAACATTGCCAACTGGCACAGCGTATATTAGAGCGGTAATGCAATACTCTAATGCATCGCATACATTCACGAGCGGATGGAGTTCTGAAGTCCTTTATGCTATTCGGATCGGTGATAAGTATTATGTACCAACGGAGGCTGAATAATGGCACTGTATGATATTGATGGAAATGTTGTCAGAGCGTATGACATTGACGGAAATGTAATAAGTGGAGATGGTGAGCCTTCATCTGTTGGCTATGTTACTGATCCGGAATACATCGAAGTTGAAGGCAATCCGTACAGGCTTGTGTGGCACGATGAGTTTGAAGAAAAAGACCTTAATAAGAATTTTTGGACTGATGTGCAGTTTATCAATACAAGAGAAAAGCGTTATCAGTCTTGGACTGATTACTATTTGAGTGACAGTAAACTGCATCTGAGGATCAAAAAGGATGCACCTGATTGTTTCATTGACAATCCCGATAATAATGTTGCGCAGAGCATCATTCAGACAGGACAGAAAAATCAGCTTCATGTTGTATCTCCTTCATATCACGATGTTAATCCATTTTGGGGTTTGATCGCACAGGAAGGCTATTATGAACATCGTTTCAAAATGTTCAAGGCTACTGGCGGTTGCCATGTGGGTTTGTGGACGGTCGGTGTTCAGTATGGTGATAAAAGCGCAACAGCTTTAGCTGAAATTGACATTACAGAAATACTTTGCAAATCAACCGCAAGTCTTCCTCACGGTTTGCATCAGAATGGCGATTCCGCTTCGACGGAACTGTATCGAGCAGTCGCATCACCAGTGAACTTTGCAAATGATTTCCACACTCTCGGATTCCTGTGGGAAAACGGAATCATGAAGTGGTATGTCGATGGAACATTGGTAGACACTTTTGAAAATATCAATACTCCTCAGTATCCCATGATCTTCATTTTCGCCGCTTACAAGAGAATCAGCGGAACAGGATGGACAGGAGATGCCGATACAACACTGGACGATGTTGAGTATCAAGTCGATTATTTCAGAATCTACAAGAAAGCCACATCACAGGCAACGGATGAAGTGACAATCAGCGGATATACACCGATTAACGTTGATGCAACAACCGCTGATATGACCATTGATGATGATTATGGCTGTCCGAAAGCAATGCCACCTTATGTATATGTGAATTGGTCTGACGGATCACGCACAGAGCATTGGGTTAAATGGCAAGCAGTCAAGGATACTTACCGTACAAAGATGACAAATCAGCAGTCATTCACATGGGATGGCTACGTTTATGGTCTTGGTATTGATGTTGTTGCAAATATAAATTACTGATTGTTAAAGGAAACTTTAAATCACAAACCGCTGTAAGCAAAAAAGCAACGTACTTCTTTTACTTAAATTGAAATGAAGCGTTCTAAGTAAAATTCATCTAAGTTAAATCTCAAACCAAGCCCTCCGAAATCTGAGGATTGACGGTGAAAGATCGGCTACTGAAGCAGTGAGA